GGACGGGGCCGGGGGTGTCGCCGAAGGTGCGCGTCTCTCGGCGGCCGCCGGTGACGGCCTCGCCGATGGCGTCGCGGACGATGCGAGCGAGGCGGCGGGCGAGGTCTGCCCAGGCCTCAGCGAGGCCGCGCACGATGGCCCAGGCGATCTGCGGGCCACCCCGGACCAGGGCCTCGACAACCACAGGCATCGCCTTTGCGATGGCGTAGGCGATCTCATCAGCGCGGCGCGCAAGGGCGACCACGAAGGGACCGACGCCGCGGGCGAGGGCCTCAACGAAGGAGAGGGCCTGCTTTGCCATGGCGCGGGCGGCGGCGCCGCCGGGGTCGGCCACCATGGCCTCGGCGCGGCGCTTCTCGGCCTCGGCGCGCTTGAGGTCGGCCTGGGCGGCGGCGCGCTCTTCGGCGGTGTCGGCCTGGGCGATGGCGCGGCGGGCCTGGGCGATGCGCTCAGAGGCGGCGGCGCTGGCCTGGGCGCCCTCCTGGGCGGCGCCGGAGATGGCGTTGGCGGCGGCGGCGAGGCCGCCACCGAGGGCGCCGCCGGTGAGGAGGGCGGTGACCTGCTGGGCTGCGGCTACCCCACGGCGGATCTGGCCGACGATGGCATCCCCGAGCACGCGGGCCCAGGGGATCGAGCTGTAGGCGGCGGCCACCTCTTCGGCGCCGCCCTGGGCGGCGGTGACGGCGGCGTCGGTGGCGCTGCCGATCTGGCGGCCTACAGCCAGCCAGGGCTCAGCGAGGGCGGCCTGGGCAGCGGCGAGGCGGGATTGGGCTTCGGTGGCGGCGGTGGCGGAGAGGGAGCCGCGGGAGAGCTCTACGGCGAGGGAGGCCTGGGCGACGGCGAGGCGCTCGGTGGAGGTGAGCGCGGCGGGCGGGATCAGGGTGTCGAGCGTGGCGGAGAGGTCAGCGGCGGCGCGCTCGCCGCGGCTGATCTGGCGGGGGAGCGGCTCGAACAGGGGCTCGAGGTCAGCCAGGGCTGCCGCGGTGCTTGCGTCACGGACTGCGGCGGAGAGCGCAGACAGGCCGGCGGCGGACTGCGCAGCGGAGAGGCCGAGCCGCTGGGCAGCGGCGGCGGCGGCGGTGTAGTCGGCGCGGGCCTCGGCGAGGGCGCGGGCGGCGGCGGAGAGGGACGCAAGCTCAGCGCGGCGCAGGGTGGCGAGGAGGGCCTCGACCTCGCCGGCGCGCTGGCGGGCGGAGGTCAGGCCCTGCTGCTCTGCGCGCTGGCGAGCGAGGGCCGCGGCAAGCTCCTTGCCCTTGTCGGCGTTCTCCCCGGTCGCCTCGATCTGGCGCCGCTGGGCAGCGGTGGCGGCCTCGATCTGCGGGGTGAGGGTCGCGGTTGAGTCGACCAGGGCATCGAAGACAGCGATCGTGCCGTCTTCGATGCCGGTCAGCTCCCGAAACAGCTCCAATGACGCCCGGAGCCCGTCGGCTACCTGGGTGCCGACGCTGGCCTGCTCAGCGCGCAGGCGGGCCAGGGTGGTAGCGGTCTGTTGGGCGGCGTCGCGGTAGGCGCGGTGGGCTCGCTCGGCCGCTTGCTGGAGGGTGGCCTGCTCAGCGGTGAGGGAGCCAGTCGCGACGGCGAGCTGCCGGGTGAGATCGTGCGTCTCGGCCAGGATCGGCGCCATCGCCCGATAAGCGTCGTTTGTGATGCGCGCGATCTGCTCGGCGCGCTGCTCTTCGGCGTTGGCGGTCTTCCAGGCCACATAGAGCGCGCCCGCGGCGACGGCGGCGACGGTCGCGGCCGCGGCGAGGGGCGCCAGGGCAGAGGCGAGCGCAGAGGCGGAGACGCCAGAGGCGAGGAGGCCCTCGGCGACCTGCGGGCCCTGCTGTGTCAGGATCGTGAGCGGCGCCTGCCCCATGGCCAGGCCGCCGATCACGTCGGGGAGCTGCTGCCCCACCGAGCCGAGCGCGCGGGCCAGGCTGCCCGAGGCCTTCGCGGCGCCCATCTGCGCGCCAGCGGCCCGGCTGGCGGCGGCCTCGATCTCGGCCAGATCGGCGGCGTGCCGCTTCTCGGCGGCGGACAGGGCCGCCTTGCCGGCCGCCGCGTCGCCGGTGGCTTTGGTTAGCCGCTCAATCTCGGCGCGCTGGCGCTCAAAGGCGCGCGTAGCCGCTGCGACCGGATCGGCGCTGGCGGCGATGTCTTTGAGCTTCTCGGCCGCCGTCGCGGCCTCTTTTGCGGCGCGCTCGGCTGCCCGGGCAGCTTCGCGCTGCCCGGCGAGGGCTTCACGCGCGGCCTGGGTGATGGCGCGCTGCGCGCCGGCCACCTGCCGCTGAATGGCGGCGATCGCCTTCTCGGCGGGCTCTGAGGCCATCTGAGGCAGCGCGGCGAGCTGGCGCGCAAGGGCGGTGAGATCGGCGCCGATGGTTACGAGGCCGTCGACGTTCCCGGCGGTGGGGACGTTAGCCACGAAGCGCCTCACCGGCGACGCGGGCGACGTCGCGGGCGCGGGCTACTCGGCCGGCGCGGGTGGGGTCTCCAAGGTCGCGGGTGAGCACCCAGCGGGGGCGGCCGCTCTTCTGGGTGCCGCGGCGGCTGGAGTAGATGAATCGGGCGTAGGGGACGCCGGCGACGGTGTAGGCGATCACGTCGGGGTCGGTCACATCGACCCGGACGGCGCGAAGGCTGGCGCGGTAGGCGCCGGTGCGGACGGGGGCGAGGTCGCGCGCGGCGGTGGCGAGGTCTTCGGCCTGGGCGCGACAGAGGGCTTCCACCGGGCCGCGGATGCGGGCCAGGACGCGATCGACGGCGAAGATGGGGGGCGGCGTGGTCATGGCGCCGGCCAGGGGGAGGGCGGCGACAGCGGGGCCCGGTGCTCGATGTCGAAGGCGACCTCGACGCGGATCGCTTCGGGGGTGGGCTGGGTGACGCGGCGGGCCACGGCGCCAGCGCGCAGGCCGGGGGGCAGCGAGACGAGGATCGCAGAGGAGACGGCGCGGGCCAGGTCAAGGGCGCGGGTGTAGGCGTCGCCGGAAGGGGCCGCGGCGGCCATGACGTAGGCGGCGATCCGCAGGCTGGACTGGGCCCGGATGTCGCCGGCGGGGCTGGCGCGGCGGCCGTCGTAGGGGTCATCAGAGCCGGCCTCGAGCGAGACGTGCAGGCGAGCGCGGCGGGCGGCTTCCGGCTGCCATTCGAGCGCCTCGACGGGCTGCTCGCTCACCCGGTCGGAGCCGAAGGCGTCGCGCAGCACGGTCAGCACGGCGGCGCGGACGGCCGACTCGGTGGAGACCTGGACGAGAGCCATCAGCGGCCCCGAGAGGGCGCTGGGTAGCCGTAGGCGCCAGGAGGCGAGCCACCAAGCCACAGCGTCGACGAGGCGCTACGCCGGGGCAGCGAGGTGGGCGCAGCTTCAGGGGCCGCAAAGCGCACCTGTAGAGACTTGCGGTGGGCGTCGGCGCGCTCCTCGAAGCGCATCGACATCTGCGCGAACAGGTCGGAGCCCATGGATGCGGCGGCGCCGCCCGTCAGGATGGCCAGGGCCGCCGCGGTGTGCCAGGGGCGCAGCGCGTGGGCGTCAACGATCAGATGAGGGCGGCTGCCCTGGCCGCGCAGGTAGCCGGTAATGCCCTGCCAAGCGGCTTTGATGGCCGCTGCGATGTCGTCGTCGCGGGTGGCCTGGTCGAGCATCGGCTCGACGGCGTCGGGGCGAAGGCGAGGCAGGTGGGCGTACAGGTCGGAGGGGGTGACCACCGGGTAGAGCGGCGCGACACAGACGACGGCGTCTTGCCGCAGGGGGTACTGGCGGCCGGCCACGGTGACCAGCCAGTCGATCAGGTAGTCATCGGCGAGCGCCAGCGCGGCGCCGGCCGTCACGGTCCAGGCGACCGCGCCGGAGCCTGAGCCGGTAGCGACCTCTTCGCCAAGCCGGCTGAGGGTCGCGGTCCAGGCGGATGGCGTGACAGTGGCCAGGTCTGCCCCCAGGAGGGGCAGCGCCAAGACGACGGCCCGACCGCGCACAAGCTCGGCGGGGCCGTCGATCTCGGCTGTCAGGCTCACGACAGGCGCCGGGCGACGGGCGGCTCGGCGTCGTCTTTGCCGCCATCGTCGAACATGTCGTCGGGGTCGGCGGGCGACTCAGCGGCGGGGGTCGGCGCGGCCTTGGGCGACTCGGCGACGGGCGCGGGCTGGACGACGGGCGCCGCCACGGGCTGAAGACGGGCCATCAGCTCGTCAATCTGCCGCTGAAGCTCAAGCTCACGGGCGGTCGGTCCGCTGGGCGCCTGGGCGGGCTCGGCGACGGGCGCAAGCTCGGCGGCCGCGACAACGTCAAGGCCGTTGAGGCGGGCCTCAAAGGCGACGTAGCCGCGCGAGTTTGGCGGGTAGCGCCGCATCTTCGCCTCGATGGCGACGCGCTTCGCCTCAACGATGGCGGGCGGGGGGGCAGACAGGCCAAAAAGCTCCTTGGCGCAGCGCGCGAGGAACTCCTCGTAGCCGTCCCAGTCGAAGCGGAACAACGCCACGCCGCCGGGGCCGCGGTAGGGTTCGCCCTCCCAGGGGGTACGGTGGTGCAGGCCGCCGCGCGGGGCGGGCAGGGCCCGGCAGTAGCCAATCCCGCCGTTGGCCTGAACTGCGGCGCCGAAGGCCTCGACGTCCCAGTGATGCGGCACAAGCTCTCGGCCATAGGTGCGCCGGTGCCAGTCGATCTCAGGGGTCGGATCGGCGTAGTCGGAGGGCTTGCCCGTCGCAGGATCGACGCGCCGAACCTTGGTGACCCGGCCGACGCCAATCCGGTGCGGGATGCGGATCAGGTCAAGGCCGATGAAGGCCCGCCCGTCATCGCGCAGAAAGACATCCCACATGCCGCGGTCAGCGACGAACGAGAAGGCCGAGTTGGGCTCAACCGTGGCGCCCGGGATGGAGATCGGCGCCGCGGGCGGGGGTAGGCGGGCGGCGGAGGCCGTCGCGGCCCGGGCGGGCGGCGCCGCGGCGCCGCGGGCGGGGAGAAGGGTGGCGGCCATGGGGAGCCTCACAGACCGGTGGAGAGGATGCGGCGGACGCGGCTCTCGTTGCCCGCAAAGGCGACGCCGAACCGGGCCGTCACGAACATACGACTGGTGCGGGCGTCCTCGTCACGCTCGATCGCGCCGCGCAGGATGGAGCCGATGCCGTCGGCGCCGATGTCGAAGAGGATGTTCTGGCCGGGCACGGGCGGCGGGTGCGCGTCTTCGCGCAGCACGACAGAGGATGCGCCGGCGATGAAGCCGGTGTAGTCGCCGCCGTCCTCGGTGACGCGGTCGCAGACCCAGATCTGCACGTTGTCGTAGACGCCAGCGTAGCTGCTGCCCAGGACGGCCTGCATCTGCGCGGTTGCCGGCCGCCACTGGGTGACGCCGGGGCGGCTCTCGAGGTCGCGCTTCCATGCCTGGAATTGCTTGGTGTGCAGGACCATGGTCTGCGCGGAGTAGTCGCCGGAGGGGCGGCTGTCGCAGGCGTCCATGAACAGGTCGTGGTCCATGGCTACACCCGAGGTGCCGACAACCTCGGAGGCGGTGGCGGCAAGCTCGCAGCAGCGCTGGGTGATCGTGAGACCGTAGCCGGCGGAGGTCTCGATCGCGAGCCGAACGGGGTCGCGAACCAGCTCCAACAGCGAGCGGGACCGCGCCTCATCGGTGACGGAGCGCGCGATCCGAACGAGGCCGGTGCTGATGCTGGCGCTGATCGTCTGGATGTCGGTGTCGGTCGCGTCGCCGTCGCCCTCGGAGGGGCCATCGGTGAAGAGATCGAGGCCGGCGTCGGCGCCAATGAGCGTGATCTCGCCGTCAAGCGAGAGGCCGCGCAGCAGATCGGCGGCGCTCACGCCGGCGGGCAAGAGGCGCTGCACGGGGATCAGGAAGGGGGCGCCGCGGAAGCTGAGGCGGTCGGCGAGGATGGCGAGGCCGACAGCCTCAACGGTGCGCGAATCGTAGGGAACCCCGTCTGCGGGGTTTGCGGTGGTCAACTGGGCCACGGTGGGCTCCTCTGGGGTGAGTTGATGTCCGCCTACGCTTTAACGGGTCGCGTCCCGATGGCTTACGGGTTGGCTACCACGCGGCCGGGGCCTTCGTCAAACACGGCGGCGAAATCCTTGCCGATCCGCAAACGAAGAGATCGCGTCCATGACGGAGTTGGACTGCCCGCCGGGCGACTGTGGCTGAACGGTGCCCTGGGAGGGGAACTGCGGCCCGCGCTGGATCTGCCCCTGACCCTGGCCGGCCGGCGGCTTGGGTGCCTCGGGGAAGTAGGCGCGCAGGCCTTTCGGCCATGCGTTGGCGAGCGCGGGATCAGCCGCCTGGGCCTTGACCCAGTCGCCGATCTTGGGGACCTTCGCGGGCTTCTCGCCCTCGTGAGCGGCCTTGTGCCGCTGGCGGAACTGGTCTGCGATCCCGTCATCGTCGATGCCGAGCTGGCCGCGGATGTCCGCGAGCTCGAACCTGTCTTTGGTCTGCGCCAGCTCGGCGCGAACGGTGGCCAGCTCTGCCTCGGTCTTTGCGGCGCGGGCTGCCTCGGCCTGCGCCTTCGCTGAGACCTCCTGAAAGCGCGAGTAGGGCACCGGGCCAAACTCGGCGCCGCCTTGGGGTTGGGTGGCCGGCTGGGCGGCGGGGGCCTGGGTGACGGGCGCGGCGGCTGGAGCGGCTACTCCTGCGGCGGCGGGGGCGGCTTCAGACATTGGGGGCTGACTCCTGGGTCTGGGTCTGGGGTTGCGTCGCCCTGGGTGCGACGGCGCGCGGTGGTGTGGCGGGAGGCGGGCCGGCGGAGGCCACATAGGCCTCGGCGCTGGTTGCGTCGATGTCGAGCGCCATGGCCACGGCGTCAACACGGCTCAGCAGGCCACGGTCGAAGAGCTGCATGGCGCGATCGAGCTGCGCGGAGCGCTCCTGCGGCGTGGTGGGCAGCAGGGCGAACCGCACGGCGTAGCCGGACTCAGGCAGCTTCGAGTTGGTCGCGCGGTTAAGCAGCATCGCCGACAGGGCGACGATCTCGGCGACGGCGCCGCGGTAGACGGGCGCGCGAGAGGCCTGCACCTCTCGGATCGCCTGCGAGGTGAGGGCGAGCGCCACGCCGGAGCGAGGATCGGCGCCGGTGCGAACGAGGTCGGAGGGTGAGAGGCCCCAGGACTGCGCGCACATGGCCAGACGACGCTCGTAGACGTCCTGCATCGCGGCAACGTCGGCGGACGTGCTCCACTGCGAGATTAGCGCCGTGGTGTTCTCGGCAATGGGCTCAAGAAAGAGCACCGTCGCCGGATCGGCCACCACAACGCGGCGCGGCGGCTCACCGGCGCCGCCTTGATGGTCCATGGTGCCGACGGGGACGGCGTTAAACGCGAACCGCTGCGGCCATGCGGCGTTACGGACGGCGTGATCGATGAACGCGGCGTGGTTTGCCAAGATCATCGTGCCGTGGACGGTTTCTAGACGCTCAAACGGCGCGAAGAGCTGCACCGGCCAGCCGTCGGCGTGCATGACGACGTAAGGCATGACGGCGCGGTCGGCGGCGTCGCGGAATGGGTAGGCGCGGCCGCTAAAGTCGCCCCCCAGCGCTGCCTTGCTCACATCCCGGCCGGCGCCATCGGTGACGCGGTAGACCGGGCTCTCAGGGTTGCGAATGTCTACCTCGTCTCTGTACCACTGGGCGCCGCCCGACTCTCCGATGTCGCGGACTCGCCACTCGTGAAGCCAGACCGGCCGGCCAGGATCGGCCGCAGTACCCTCGCCGTCGACGAGATCAGGGTCGACAACGCGGTAGGACAGGCGCCCGGCGCTGTCGATGGACACACAGACCAGCGCCTCGTTGAGCGCCTCGGTGCGCACCTGGGCCCGCCGGAGCGCGAGCCACAGGCCGGCGGCCTGCATTGCGTCATCAAGCTCCTTGACCTGCTGGCCGTCGACGGTGACCTCGGCGGGGTCATCGAAGAGCCGAGACACCGCGAGCGCCAGGTCGCGCAGAGGGCAGGCAATGACCGAGGGCGGACCCCAGGCGGCGGCGCGCTCGGCGCCAACCATTGCGACAATGTGCTCCCGAAGATCAGCCAGCCACCGGCCTTCAAGCATCCGCACCCGCAGGCGCGTATGGGTCAGGCGCTCGCTCGTCTGGGCGTCGGCGCCATGCCACGGCGGAATGGGCGAATAGGTGCGCATACCGTGAACGCTACCCGTTTCTGACCCGCGGCGCAACGCCCACCGCGGGCCGCTTGTAGCCCCAGTGCCAGCGCAGGGCGTAGCGGAGGCCGTCGAGAACGTCTTTGCGGGGGTGCTTGTCGGTTCCGTCCCACTGTTCGAGGGCTTCCCGAACACGGATGCAGGACGAATCGACGTAGAAGCAGCCGTCGGACATCATCGACCGCGCGAGCCAGCGGATCGAGGCCCACAGCGCGCCGGCGCCGGCGCCTTCGCCGCGCTTGGCGGACTTGACCGGCGGGGAGGTCTTCCGGCCGGCTTGCCCCAGGACGTGCGAGACGGCGGCCTCAAGCATTGCGTTGGACTTTTTGGTCAGTTTGCCCGCGGCGTCGGTGTAGCGTTTGTCGCCGTACACGCCGCTAAGGTGATGCCAGCCCAGGCCGAGCGCCGACAACATGCTGATGATGCCGATCGCGTCGTCTCGGATCGTGGTCGCGCGGTCGGGGACGTACTCGCCCAGGACCCAGACCCGGGCCGGCTCATCGGGTCCGGCGCCAGCTTCAACGGCAACCAGAACCGCCGCGGTCCTCAGCCGATCGTCGCCGTAGTCGACGCCCACCAGCAGCTCGACTTCGCGGCCGCGGGGGCCGATCGGGGCGTCGATCAGGCTGGGAATCCACATGCGCGAGGCGTCCCAAGCGGCGAAGACCTGGCCCTCGGCCCTCATCTCCCATTCGCCGTCAATTACGATCGGCTCCTCAACGGGGAGCACGATCTTGGCGCGCTCAGCGGCGAGCCAGGCGGCGTCCATGACCTCGCCGGCCCGGGTCTGCATCAGGATGCCGTCGGCGGTGACGCAATTCTCGGCCTCTCCGCGGAAGTGAAGGTCGGTGAGGGCGCCCTTTTCGGCCATTTCGCGGATCTTGCGGCAGTCCGCGTTGATCGGCGTCATCGTTAAGACGAGGTCGCCGCCGGTGCGGGTCAGGCGGCGCTCGACCTCGGCGAGGGTGCGGATGCGCTGCGGGGGCTCGTCGAAGATGATCAGGTCGATCGTTGCGCCGGCAAGGTTGAGGCCGCCTTGGCCGGCGGTGCGAATGTGGATCTGCGAACCGTTCGCAAAGGTGACGACGGGGGCCTTTGTGCCAAACCCTGTTGCGGGGTCCCAAGGGCGCTGTGTGGCGGCGAGGGCGCGCTTTGGCGCAAGGGCCCAGAGCTTCTCTTGGATGGCGAGGCTCTGTGTCCAGCTTACGCAGACCACCCAGATCTGCACGGCGCGGCGCGGGGTCTCTCGGTGCGGGTGGGTGTGCGTCGCCCACCACAAGGCCTCTACAAGGGCGGCGGTGGTCTTGCCGCCGATCTGGTTGCCGGTGCGCAAGAGGCGGCGCTTCGAAGGGCAGCGCCAGAGGGCGAGCTGCGGAGCGGTGCCGGCGAAGTGAGCGAGGGGGTCGCGCTCGGTGGCGCCGCGGTAGCGGGCCATAGCGGCGCGCGTGCGCTCAAGGGCGGCCACGGGGTCAGCCGTCGCGGGGGATGGCGGCGTAGACGTAGCCGGGGGCCCACAGGGCGCAGGCGGCGGCCTCGGCCTGATCCCAGGGCCACCGGCCGATCTCGGTGAGGGCGGCGCGCGGGCAGCCCCAGGCGAGGCAGTGGGCGGGCGCGCGGTAGGCTCGGAGCTGGTCGGGCTGCAGGTCGACCTGAATCGCGCCGGCGTAGGGCGCGGGTGGCCAGGCCAGCAGCAGCCGAGGGGGCGCAGGGGTGGCCAGGGCTGCCCACAGGGCTGCGCAGGAGGCCACGATCATTGCGGGCCCGCGGCAGTGGCCAGCCGCTCTGGCAGGGTCGGCGCGCTGGCGACCAGGCGAGCGCCGAGCTTGCGGCGGACATGGGGCGCAAGCTCCTCGCACAGCGACCGGTAAAGCTCCTCGATCGCATCGTCGGGGGTTGTGGCGAGCTCGGCCAACTCGGCGGCGCGGGCGCGGTCGGCTTCCTGCTCTCGGAGCAGGTCGCGCAGGTCGCGCTCCATCTGCGCGACCGGGCCGGCGCTGCCCTTCGCGGCGGCGATGCGAATGTGCGCGCGGAGGCGCTCGACGGGGTCGGCGATGGCGGCGGCGGCGGCGCCTTCGAGGCGCTCGGCTATGGCAGCCTGAACGAGCCGAAGCTCTTTGCCGCACTTCAGGGCGGCGTCGATGTTGCCGCGCTCAAGGGCCTTCGCGAGCAGCTCGCTGGCGACCTCTTCGGCGCCGCGCAGCGCTTCGAGGGGCGCGTCGTCACGGGCGGACATTGGGGCCCCCTACGCGCCGCGAGCGGATGCGCTCGGCCAGGGTGGAGAGGCCGGTGCGGCCCTGGGGGTCGCCCACGTCGTTGCCTCCGCCGCCGGGGGCTTGATCGTCGTGCCGAACGGCGCCTTGCAGCAGCGGGCGCGGCTCTCTGGCCACGGCTGCCCACTCGGCAGCCCAGGCCGACGCCGGGGTGCCATGGCAGAGGCCGGCCCAGGCTCGATGCACCTCAGAGGGGTCGGCCTTGCCGCGGGAAGGTAGCCGCGCCTGCAGCTCGTCGACCACGCTGTCGAGGAAGCGGGCCACCTCGGCGCCCTCCTCGATGCTGGCGAGCTCTACGCGGCGGTTGGCGTTGAGGTTGGCGCTGGTCACCACGGAAACGGCGGCGACGGGCGAGACGAGGGTCGCAAACTTCGCGTGGTTGTGCGTGGCGACGACGCAATCAGCGCCGAAGAAGCCGATCAGGCGCTCCGGGAGGCGCTGCTCGGTGGCGTAGGCGGTCGACCAAAAGCCGCGGTCGAGGAGCCAGCGCACGGCCAGGATCTCACCGTGGGCGACCATCCAAGCGACGGTGTCGATCTCGGCCTTGCCCACCGTCCAGGTCGAGAGCGTCCAGCGAGCAGGCGGCATCCGCTCGGCCAGGGAGCGGAGCAGGTCGAGCAGCGACCACTGGCCGGTCGAGGCGCAGAGCACGCGGCCGCCCATCTGGAGCTGGCTGGCGACCTCTACGGCGCTGGCCTTGCGCGCAAACCCAGGCGGCATCGACAGCGGCGGCGGACTCCTCAGCGCCCTACACCAGTCGGCGACGGGCGGCGCGGCTACCTCGGTGCCATCGCGCAGGGTGTCAGCAGCAGTGCCGGCCGGTCTGGTCATGGTCCGCACCGTACCACGAAGCGCGAAATCTGAAAAGTGAAACCGGGTCGCGCGCGGGGCCGGACATCGTCAAGACCCCCGGCCCGGTGAACCCCGGGCACACCCACCCTATACCGCCTCCCGTGCGCCCTGGCAAGCCCTAATAGCAGCCTATCCGCACGGTACACGGGGCAACGCAAGGCATCTTTGGCACAGTCGGACCTTTACCATCCCCGCCTATCCGCACCACGCCGCTACACTTCTCCGCCCATGAATGCCAGACTCCTAAACGAAGCGGGGCAGCGCTGGCCAACTCTCGGCGCACCAACTCAACTGTTGTGCCGACTCGCCTTACTACTCTTATAATTTCTCTCGCATGGGATAGGATTAAAACTTGTATCTATGTTCGAATCCTGCTATACCTTCTCACCCTATCGGCCCGACCGATTCCACGGTCAAGACCGCACAAGGAGGCCCCCATTCCACCGCAAACGCAGTGGCCACCGACCAAACCGACCAACACAGCAGGCCGCACAGCTCTTGACGTTGCGGTCTCATCCGACACCACAGGGCTGCCCGGGCTCAAGGCGCAGGTCGCCAGGGCTGCCGGGGTACAGCCCACCCAGCTCTCCCTCGCCTTGCGTGGAGGTCGCCCCCTCACCAACGCCCAATACTTGGCGATCGGGCGGTACTTCACCCACTCCAAGGGCATCCCCTGGGCAAACGGCCCGTTCTTCTTGATGGACCGCAGCCGCCTCTCAGGCTGCGGGATCGCCGTGGAGCACGTCGGCGGCGACCGCCCCGACCTCGCCACCTTCATCGCGGTGCACCTCGCCGCCCTCCCGACGGATGAGCGCACCCCAGAGGCAGTCTTGGCCGCCGTGCACGCCGGCCTCTACGCCTACCGCGAAGAGTGGCACGGCTGGCCCCCCAGCTCTCCCCCCATCGTAGCCGCCGCAACCGCCGAGTATGTGCAGGCCATGGGCTACCTGCACCACGCCCACGCCGCCAAGACCGCCGAGAAGTGCGTGCAGCTCCTGATCGCCGCCCACAAGCCCGCCACCTGGGCCGAGCTCCGCAGCCTCTTCGAGCAGGCCATCGACCGCTTCGAGCATCCCCAGAACCGCCAACAGGTGCAGGAGCCCACCCCATGACCCGCCCCCTTCGCGCCCTGACCCTCTGGCCCGAGTGGGCCTGGGCCATCACACAGCTCGGCAAGGACGTTGAGAACCGCGACTGGCGACCCAACCGCAACATCCTGGCCCCCGGCGACTGGCTCGCCATCCACGCCGGCGCCGTCCTGGGCGGCGGCAACCCGAGCCGCAAAGCCACCGAGGCCGCGCTGCAAAAGGTCGCCGAGACCTACTGCTTTGCGACGGGCTTCAAGCTCCTGCCCGAGCTGGCCACCAAGCCGACCCTTTCCGCCATCGTCGCCCTCGTCCGCTACAGCGGCGCGGACCGCGCCAACCCCGGCGGCTGGGCCGTCCCCGGCGCCTACCACTGGCGTTGGGACCGGATGATCGTCCTCGCCACCCCGATCCCCTGCCGCGGCGAGCGCGACCTCTGGCCCGTCCCCGAGGCCATCGTCGCGCAGATCCTGCCCCACCTGCCCCCGAAGGAGCCCACATGAACGCATCCCACGTCAACGCCGCCCAACTGGCGG